GCCAGGAAGCCGCGCATGGCATTGCTGCTGACCTGAACGCGTCGTAATTTGATAGGGGCTGGCGGGTAACTGCCAGCCCCACTTCATGGGTGAGGCATGACTGAGAAGATTTTCGATATTGACCCGCTAACTGGGATCAAGTCGGTTTGGCATTATGACGATGCCACGGATACGGCCTTCATTGAAAAGCGCCAGGACGTTACCGCCATTGTGGAGACGAACAAGGCGGAGATGAATGGCGACCATGGGCGCTATGGCGAGTGGAACAAGGTGGCGACCATTCCGCTTGGCGTTTACTATGATTTGAAGATGAAGGGCATCGCGGATGATCCGGTTGCCTTCAAGAAGTGGTTGAATGATCCGGACAATATGTATTTCCGCACCAGGCCGGGGCGCGTCTGATGCGGAATACGATTTCAGTCTGTGTTCCTTGCCGGGATGTTGTGGATAGCGGGTTTGCCTTTGATTTGGCCCGTTGTGTGGCGGCCCATACAGCCTCCACTAATGACCGGGTTCTATTGTTCCAGAACCAAGGGACGTTGATTGTAAACCAGCGCCAGGAACTGGCGCAGGCATCTTTGGATGCAGGGGCTACGCATATTGTCTTTATTGACGCGGATATGCGGTTTCCCAAGGATGCTATTTTCAAACTGCTGGTGGCTGATAAGGATATTGTTGCAGCCAATTATTGCACAAGAAAGTTGCCTTTGAAGTCTGTGGCTTTTGCGGATGATACCACCCAAGAGCGGGTATATTCCGGGCCTGATGATACAGGGCTACAGGTTGTGGCGGCGGTGGGTATGGGTCTTATGGCGATTAAGGCTGAAGTTTTCCAGAAGATGCCGAAGCCTTGGTTTCACATCCATTATCAAAATGGTGTATATAGTGGCGAAGACATTTGGTTTTGCCGGGGCGCGCGGGAAATGGGCTTTGAGGTATTTATAGACCACGATCTTAGCCAGGATGTGCGCCATTCGGGGGCGTTTGAGTTTTCTAATGCCCATGCGTTTGCAGCGAGGGATCAGTAGTTATGGCGATTACCAGCTACAGCACGTTGCAGACGAGTATAGGCGATTGGCTCAATCGGTCTGACCTGACGGCTGTTATTCCTGATTTCATCGCTTTGGCGGAAGCGCAGTTCAACCGGACTATTCGCCACCGCCGCATGGTAGAACGGGCGACTGCTACGCTGGATAGTGAATACAGTGCTATGCCTGCGGATTGGCTGGAAAGCATCCGGTATCAGATCAACACCAATCCAATTACGGTGATGGAGTTTGTTTCACCGGATCAGGCGGCGCAATTGAAGGGCGCATATTCCACCAGTGGGAAGCCAATTTTCTACAGTCAGATTGGCCAGCAGTTTCAGGTTATTCCGGCACCGGATAGTGGTTCTGCCTATACTGGCGAATTGACGTATTACGCCAAGATACCGGCGCTATCGTCTGGGAATACCAGTAACTGGCTTTTGGTCGATTCGCCTGACATCTACCTTTACGGGTCGCTTTTGCAGTCAGCGCCATATTTGCAGGACGATCAGCGGTTGGGTGTTTGGTCTGCTATTTATCAGCGGCTTTTAGAAGACTTGAAGGTTTCCGATGAGCGGAGCCGGATGGCGACAAGTTCACTTCGTATGCGGGCAAGGAGCCTTGGCTAATGACCACGAATGCCTTCACCAACTACCTTGAAAACAAGATTATGGCTTATGTGTTCAGCGGTACGGCATTTTCGTCACCGTCTGCCAGCCTGTATGTCGGGTTGTTTACTGCTGCCCCAGGCGAGGGCGGTGGTGGCACTGAGGTTTCCGGTAATGGGTATGCCCGCAAGCAGGCGACCATGACCACCAGCGGTAATGCCAGCACCAATAGCGGGGCTATCGAATTTGATACGGCAACAGGGTCATGGGGAACCATTACCTATGTAGCCATCTTCGATGCTTCTACCTCTGGCAATATGCTGGCCTATGCGGAACTGACCACCAGCAAGACCATTGGCACGGGTGACGTTTTCCGTATCCCGTCTGGCGATCTTGATATTACGCTGGAATAGTTAGATGGCCGGTTATGGCAGCGGCTTATATGGGCGCGGTAATTACGGGATAGACCCGAAAGAGGGCGCCGCTGTCATTTCGGCTAATGCCGCTGCCACGGCTTTGGGCCAGGGTGTGTTTGCCGGCGCTGGCCTGGCGGAAGGGGTTGGAACCTTTACGGCGGTTGGTTCTATCGTTTACTTGGCTTCAGCTTTGGTTGAAGGGATTGGTGGCGCCACAGCGGATGGTGTCGCCGTTCGCCAGAGCGGGGCTGACTTTGAGGCTTTTTCGGATATTACCGTAAGTGCGGAAGCAGTTTACGTTTCTAGTGTGGTAATAGATGCGGCGGCTGCTTTTGCTGCCACGGCTTTGAGCGTTAGAAATGTAACGGTTCAGATAGACGCTGCTTCTGAGTTTGTTGCTAGTGCCAGACTGAAGTGGGAACAGATACCAGACGGCACGAAAACATGGACGCCGATAGCGGATTCTTCTACAATATGGACGCAGATTTAAGCGCCCAAGTATGAACGAGGGTTCAACCAATGGCTGATTCAACAACTACCAATTTGGGGCTTACCAAGCCGGAAGTTGGTGCTTCCGCTGATACTTGGGGAACCAAACTGAATAGTGACTTGGACTCCATTGATGCGCTGTTTGCGGCATCTGGCGCCCTGACAGTCGCCAATGGTGGTACGGGCGTTAAGACCATTACGGGTATCATTAAAGGTGCTGGGACGAGTGCTTTTAGTGCAGCTACGGCTGGTACGGATTATCTGGCGCCGCCATCCGGTACGGCGATCTTGAAGGCCAATTCTGGTGGGGCATTGGCCAATGCGACGGCGGGTACGGATTATCTAGCGCCCCCGTCTGGCACTGCCATTCTGAAGGCAAATTCTGGCGGGGCGTTGGCGAATGCCACGGCTGGTACGGATTATGTTGCACCAGGGACTGCCACCACGTTTACGGCGGCCCAGACGTTTAGCGGTAGCAGCAGCGTTCTTGCGGCGGTGTTGGCGAATGCTGCTGAGACTGCGACGGTTTCCGCCACGGCGGCAACTGGCACAATAAATTATGATGTGACTACGCAGTCAGTCATTTATTACACCAGCAACGCTTCCGCCAACTGGACGGTGAACTTTCGCGCTTCTTCCGGTACGTCGTTGAATACGGCGATGTCCACCGGCCAGGCGATTACGGTTGCCTTCCTGGTGACGCAGGGCAGCACTGCCTATTACAACAGCGCCGTGCAGGTAGATGGTTCTTCCGTCACTCCGAAGTGGCAAGGCGGTACAGCGCCAAGCGCAGGTAACGCTTCGTCCATTGATGTGTATACCTATACCATCGTGAAGACCGGTAGTGCCGCGTTCACGGTGTTTGCTTCTCAAACCAAGTTTGCTTGAGGTTCATAGATGCCCACCGTAATCACCCAAGGTGCTGCTTCCGCAAAGGGCTACGGCTTTGGGGCGCGTGCGACCGCCGCCAACTACATCGAAGATGTGTTCTCGACGTATTTGTACCAAGGGAATAGTTCAACGCAGACGATCACAAATGGCGTTGATTTAAGTGGTAAGGGCGGTCTTGTTTGGATCAAGGCGAGAAATGATGCTGACGATCATAACTGGTATGACACTTCTCGTGGTGCTGAATATTCCATTAGCTCAAATTTAATAGAAGGGCAGGTTTCTAGGCCAGGCTCATTAACAGCATTTAATGCCAATGGTTTTTCATTAGGAAGTAATACATCCGACAATTACAGCGCACGCACATACACCTCATGGACCTTCCGAAAGCAGGCTAAGTTTTTTGATGTGGTGACGTATACGGGGAATGGTGCTAATGGGACCGCTTATAACATTTCTCACAATTTAACTGTTAAGCCGGGATTTGTAATTATCAAAAGAACAGATTCAACCGGAAATTGGGCTGCGCTTGCTCGCGTTGACGCGAATAATACGTCATTATTATTTTTGAACACTACTGATTCCGGGAATGCTAATACTTGGCTTAGAGATAGAACCACAACCACCACGTTTGATGTGGGGACTTCTTCTTTTGTTGCAACAAATTACAATATAAACGGCGCAACCTACGTCGCCTATCTCTTTGCCCACGATGCTGGCGGCTTTGGCGCTTCCGGTTCGGATAATGTGATTAGCTGTGGGTCGTTTACTAAATCTGCTGGTGTTGAAGCCACTATTACTCTTGGCTATGAGCCTCAGTGGTTGCTCTTTAAGCGTACTGATGCCGCCGAAAATTGGTTCATGATTGACAATATGCGCGGTATGCCCGTTGGAGGGACAGACGCATATTTAATTCCAAACTTAACATCAGCAGAGAGTAATTTAGATTTTGTTACTCCCACCGCTACCGGCTTCATAGCGACCAATAACTTTAACACCGGCACCTACATCTACATCGC